TGCGTGTCTGCCCGACCTGCGTGTCTGCCCGACCTGCGTGTCTGCCCGACCTGCGTGTCTACCCCTACCGATCCCACTCACTCTTCCCTTACCAGCTCATAGCGGAACCGGCCCCACCCGCCGCCCCGCCATTGCCCGAGCCCGCAACAGTACCCGTAATCCAACAAGTCCCGCAGGATCTCTTCCGTGATGTCGCCCGGGTACAGCGTCAGGCCACACTCGAACCACGTTTCCTCCGGCACGCACTCGCTCCTGGCCAGCGCCACGCGCTCCCCGCGCGGCGTCTGGGCGCGCAACGGGCGCTCCACGATCTCGATCTCGGACCCCTCCGGGAGGTGCAACGGCAACCGTCGCGGTGACACAAAGATCCGGTCCGCCACCTTTTGTCGCAAGGCCCGTACCGGTTTCCCTCCGCGCCCTGCGAGCTGTCCATTCAGCACCTTGCCCGCGTTTTTCAATGACCCTTTCATCTGATAGTCGAACAGCCCGGGCACCACCTGCTCCCCGTCCATCCCCGGCTCCGACCATCCCGTCCACTCCGATCCCACCGGAAACCGATGGAATACCGTCGTCCCGTGCTCCAATGCGTCCGGCAATGTCTCGATTTCGTCCTCCGGCAGCTCGAACCCGTGTTTCTGTGCCAGATACGAACTCGCGATGTCCCGCGTCGGCTGCGAGCCGAGCAGCGGCGTCACAAAAATCACTTTCAGCTTGTACGTTTGCACCTTCACGTTGCACCTCCTGTGCGTTGTTACAGCCCTCTCCAAAATGACCGACCCGCCAATGATTCTGAACACCTCCTCTCTCGCATCGCGCAATATACCGCCATCAACTGCCGCTTCCGCACCCGTCCCAGGGGCCGCCCGCTGATCCGCGTCACCCCCATCGCGCGCAGCGCTGCCCGTAGCTCGCGAGCAGTCCGCGGCACCCAATACTCTTAAATCTCGGCCTCCTATGCCCTCAACAACCCCACGCGTTCGGGTTCGCCCGCGCCGCCTGGAACTCCATATTGATCGCCTCCAGCTCGTCTGACAACGACCAAAACGTTTGAATGTCCAGCGTCCCGCCTTCGTCGAGGTATGCCGCATATTCCGGATCCCGCCGCACGATCCGTTGCATTTCGTCCGAGAGCCGCATCTGTTCTATTTCGATGCGTCGCATCTCCCTCAAGATCCCCTTTCGATCCGCTCTCTCGTCCATGACTACGACGTCGCCTCCTACGCCCTGGAGCCGTCCGATCTCCGCGTTTACCGCCTCGATGAATACCTCCTCCGTCACATCAGACCATTCCGCGTGATACGGATCGATATACGCTATTTGCCAGCCGTCCTGCCATACCTCGATCGCGTGCGGCTCGATCTCATGTTCCCCCCTCCCTGCTATTGCGATCCTCATCGCCTGGTCGTGGCCGTTCACGTACACCGCCATATCGTCCGCCAACTGCCAGGCCCATATCCCCAGCAGCTCGTGGATCCGCTCCGCGCCCGCGGTGGCTATCAACTCCACCACCGTGCAAAACGCATCGCACAACACGCCATTCCCCATCTGACCTCTCCTTTCAGTAGGGGCAGGGCTCATCCCTGCCCTCGACCTATATACCCCCCAGGGGTATGAAACGTTGATATCCCAAATTATCCCAACGTTCCGACGTTCCGATCCTCGATGGCATTCTGATCCGATCTAGCTCAATAGTCATGTTCTAAACGCTCCGACGTTACGCGAAAATAGCCCATTTCTCGACATAACATGCCATCTGGAGCGCGCCAAACCCGCCATTTGACGCCCAAAATGCCCTCGAAACGGTCAAAAACGCCCCAAAAACCCCGTTTCGAAACATCGAAACATTGGAAACGTTATTCCGGGTATACCAGAGAAAAATATTTTTCCGTTTGATCGCCCGGAAAATTTTTTTCTCCTATATCCCCTGAAAAACGTTTCGAACGTTTCGATGTTCCGCACTCCGTACAAACCGCCGTACCAGGATCCGGCACCCGCAGCCCGTACCCCGCGCCCTGGATCAACCCGCCGCATCTCGCGCACCGGCCCCACCAGATCGTGAGCCCGTCCTGTTCCTGCCACCAATATCCGCGCTCCAAGATCTCGTTTCGGATCTTGCGCAGCGCCCCGATCGTCCGATCCCGCATCGCTCCTCGAGGCGCGTCCACGACCAGCTCCTCCGTCCCATTCGTCACCCGCACGCGGATCCGCACTCCCTGTCGCCGCAACGTATCCAGGTAGGCATCGATGCTCATAGGATGATCTCCTCTCGCGTGCCATCGCTCTCTGCAGGCATCTCCAACCCGGGCAATGCCTCGTCCGCTGTCTTATTCTCCAGCCGGGCCAACGTTTGGCGCGTGTTCTCCAACAACTCCTCTTCCAATCCGAATCGTTTTCGTAGCGCCTCCAGGCGCGTCTCGTTCCACACCACACGATACCGCCGCGTCTGCGGCTCGCGTTCTCGTTGCAATCCCAATTCGTTTTTGACGGCGCTCCCTACGCCTCGCGCTGTCATCCGTTTCCGCCTGCCTTTATCTTCGTCCTCGTCTCCCTCATCCCCATAGTTCTCGTAATCGATCAGCCGGTTCACCCGCTCCGCGATCGCCTTCATCGTCAGATCCCCATCCGGCCCGGTGACCAGGATTACCTCCAGGATTTTGCTCGTCGCCGTCAGCCCGCGGTCCGTGATCAGCTCGCGGTTGTACTCTTGGATGAATAGGTTGATGTCTTCGCGCAGGTCCGGGTCGTCCACGATCGTTTTCAGCGCCATCGTTACCTGGTTCAGCCGTGGCTCGATGCTCCGATCCACGTCCGAGGTATCCAGCTCGATGCTCGGCTGCCAATGCGTCAGCCGATACCGCAGCAACATATTGCGGATCGCCGGGGCCTCCTCCTCGTAAAACGAGTTTGGCATTTCGAGCGGGATGTCGTCCCGCGTCAACTGCCCCTCCATTCGCTTGGTCAGACACCTTGACTCCAATGCCTTATCCTGGAACTCTTTCCTGGTGGCCAGTATCTTGGGTCCGTACACCACATATACCTCTGGCTCGAACCCCGAGTTTTTGTCCCCCGCGCGCAGGATCACCCCCTGGCGCCGCTGGTAACCCACGTTGAATAATTTCACGAAATCGGCGCTTTCGTCGCTGTATCGGAAATCCCCTTCATCGAACAGCAACGTCCCCCGGAATTTGTCCAGCGTCCGGAACACCGGCGAGATCGTCGCCCCGGCATTCGCTTTGATCGGCCGATAGCACATTGCCCCGACCACGTCTTTGAACCGGCTTTTCCCCGTCCCATAGTCCCCCAGCGCCCGCAAATAGGGCACTGTGTTGAAACAATCGTACAGCCAGGTGAATAGCACGTAATATGCCGCCAGTTTCTCGTAAAATGGATCGATTTCCACGTATTTGTGGATCGTCGATCGGATGATCTCGACCAGCTCCCGCGTCGTTTTCTCCGGCCCGATGTCCATTGGGAATTCGACGATCATCTCGCTCAGAAATTTGCTCGGCAATAGGGGGACATATCGCACGCCGTGGTCGAACTCGATCCAATCTCGCCGTTCGATCTCGCCCTCCGGTGTCCGCACCGCGAACCAGGTCCGTCCGCCGCTATGCCCGTTCACGGCATGCGTGTCCTCGGCCGGTTCGTAGACCAACTCGAACAGCGTATCGTTGATGTATCCCCCGACCATCGGCACGGTGAATAAAACCCCCTCGGCCTCCTGTTCCTCTTTTTCCATCTCTTCGCGTAGCGATTTGAGCATGTTGTTGAACTGCCGCACTCCGATCCGCATCGCGCGGCACAGCTCCTCGCGCCATGCCGAGATCGAGAATTCATCCAACTTGGCGATTTCGCGGAACACAGCCCGCAATTCCGGCTCCCGCTCCGCGTTCTGCGCCTGCCCCGCCTTCCTGGCCAGCAGCATGATCCACGGCTCGGCAGCAGCCAGCAGCTCGCGTGCCTGGTCCTCCGTCGTTCCCGCTTGCAACCACTCGTTCGCGTCCTTGACGCCCTCCGGAGGTTCTACCACCCGGAGTAGGGGGCCGAGCGCGCAGCCTAACCCTGTCACGTCCGTGCGACCATCCCCGTCCGGCCACACGTACACGCTCCGCATTCGCGCCAATCGCCGCAGCAGCCCGCGTTCTGCGGCCGCGGCCAGCCCGCAGCCAGCCAACGCCACCGCCGAGATCCCCCATTGGCCCAACGTTACCGCATCCGCCTGCCCCTCGACGATCACGCATTCATCGCCCTGGATCGCGTTCCAGAATGGCTGCCGCGGCCCGGCGATGTTGTTGGGCGGATTGTAATGTCCCTTCTGCTCCCGGCTCGCGACGCGTCCGCTGAAATACCGCACCTGCCCTTGCTCGATGTGCGGATAAATCAGCATCCCGTTCGGGATCGATGCCGCAGTGTTTGCGGCGCGCCCCGCCGCGTCCAGGCCGACAGCAGCCAGTTCTCGCCGCAATGTTCCGGCATCCCGGCTATAGCCCAGGTGGTGTGCGCGAATCGTCTCATCCGTCCATCCTCGCCCCCGGCAATACGCCAGCGCATCGGGCGTCTCCCAGAGCCATCGCTCGAAAATCGCCATCGCCTGGCCGAGTATCTCGCGCTCACTGCGCCGCCGGTGATATACTCGCCGGTCTTCCTCTGAGAATGATTCGAGGTAAACTCCCGCCACTTGCGCCGCGATCTCCAGCGCTCCCCGAAAATCGACCTGTTCCTTGAGCTGAATCAGGTCGAACACATCTCCGCCCCGATTGCACGCCCCGAAGCACCACCACCCACCGTCGTCATATACCACGAACGATGGTGTTTTCTCTTGATGTAGGGGGCACAGCGCCCGTTTGCGTCCGCGCCCTGCATATTGAAATCGTACCCCCCATCGTCGCTCACAGAACGCAGCCAGATCGATCCGCGCCTTGATCTCGTCAATATCCGCCATCACACCACCTTTGGTTCTACGATTGCTGCGATTTCTCGCGCCCGAGCCCGCGCCCTTCCGCCCGATAAAAGTTTTTTGGGGGGGAGGGGTTCTCCCCCGTGCCTATGTCCCTTAACAAACATTATTGGACATAGAGATGATAGCTACATACACAGCACAATAGCACAGGACGGTGCCATATGCTCACGCAAACCCCACGCACCCGGACGGGTGGGGCGCGTCCCCCCTCGACCGGCCTGGCCCACCTCAGGCGGAATTTCGGGAAGTTGCTTTCTGCTGGCTTTCAAAATTGCCATTGTCGCGAACGGTAGTTAACCACTTGCGAATACTGCCGAGCGCAGTAGTAATTTCCTGGATGTCCTCAGCATACCGCTCAGCCAGATCAACGCTCCAACGCTGATAGCAAAGGATCAGACCAATACGCTGCAGATCAGCAAGGGCGACCTCGGCCGCAGCCAGGGCCGCCTGATCAGTCTCGACGAGCGCTAGGTATTGATTATGTCCCATATCGCCTCCGATAATCCTGCGCTCGAATCAGCCCCCCCAGCCAATCGATGACATAACCTGCAATGACGCAAAATCCATTCACCACAGTGACCGTGGCCAAGCCTGTGATGGCATCTACTCCACGCAGCTTTCGCCGCCGATGCGCCCACGCAGCAAAACCCCCGACAATTGGCAACATACCGAGAATGTATGTCATCGGAGGTTGTAACTCGTGGCCCACGAATCGATGCCACGGGAACCAATGTTGTACCGTCTGGATGAGGCCGCCAATGGTGGCCGCCAGGGCTAACTCCTCACGATCTGTTCTCTCCATTTTTTCCCTCCAAATTGTCTCAATCATGAAAGTCTGTGGTATGATAATGGCACGATTGGGTGCCGTCGTTCAGTGACCAGGGAAAGGAGGTATATTTGAGCCGATTCTTATCCAGTTGAGACGCCAGCCGGGATCCGTCACAGCACCACAGGAGGACCGCCACTATGGCGGCCCTCCGCTTTCTGAGCGCGCAACGATCGCGCCGTGCGGGTGGCGCCGCATTGTGTGCAATTGTAGAGTTCCATGGGGCTACAACCTGACGGGACGTCGGTCCAAGATGCGAACCACCGATATACAGTTTCGCATTCGCAGACTGTGCAGTAAGCGAGGATTGAGTTCGACTCTGGTTCAGTCATGAGCCTGACTCCGTCTCATACGTTCGGATTCCAAAGCTTTGGATAATAGATACCGCACTTGGCCAGCCAAGGTGCGACCCTGTCGGCTGGCCAACTCTCGCAATTTACGTTTGAATTCCGGATCGACTGGGACACTCAAATATGCCTGCTTTGCCATGTAACCTCCTCACTGGAAACTAGCGTTTCCAGTATATCACACATTCTGTGATTTGTCAACATCTGTTTCCAACTCGAAGACTCTAGTTTCCAGGTTTAGCGGTATTATATGACCATGCGAGATGACAAATTGGCAACATGGTTGTCCGAACAATTGAGAATGCGGTCATGGTCAGCACGAGAATTGGCTCGCCAGGCGGGGGTTTCTCACACAATAATCAATCATATCTTAGCGGAAACAAAGACTGCTACTGCGGATATGTGCATCAAAATCGCGAAGGCGCTAGGAGAGGAGCCTGAAATAGTATTGCGCATCGCCGGGAAAATGCCTCGATTGCCACCAGAAGTTGAGGATGAACGGGAGTATGTGGCAATGTATCGCAAATTAGAACCGCGCCTACGCGATATGGTCAAAGCCAGCATACGAGGTCTATTAGGTCAATCCGTTACTATAACCCCATCTGTGCGAGAACGATCAATCCATTACGGCGATGATCCGCTAATACAAAAAATCGTAGCCAGGATCGAGCGATTATCCCTAGAGGATCTACATCGCTTGGATACCGTGTTGGATAAATTGGATCGCGAACAGAGTGGGATCGATCGTGCATCGGAGAGTTCAACAATTACGTAGATTACCAAGGGTTGCTTTGATCTTGGTATACCTCTATTGTGTATGGCTGGGATGGGCACGATGGTTGCATCGATGCATCCATCCCTCAGGCCGCAACTGGAAAACGCCCAATAATAGATGCAATATTCGATTGATTGAATAGGAGGCATGATGCCTGACGAAACGACATATTATGCGGATAAACGTGTTCGCGTTACCAATGCACGGGCGATCCTGGACAATAAAACGTATGCGATGGCCAACATCACATCTGTTTCTCTCACTAGCGAAGAGCCCAATCGATTGTGGATGCCTCGTTTTGGCAGGCATCGTGTTTTTGATTGTTGGATTCATATTGTTAATCAATACGGATGAAACAGGATGGGCTTCTCTCGTTTTTGGAGCATTTGTCGGGGGACTCGGTATTCTATGGTGGCGTGAAATGAAACCGAAATACCGAGTTACGCTCGGTAGTGCATCAGGTGAGAATCACGCATTAGCGTCGACAAATCGCGAGTATGTAGAGCAGATCGTGAACGCAATGAATGAGGCAATTATCGAACGAGGTTAGTATCGGAGTTCAGCGGGTTACGATTACCTGCGCACGTCGGGTTGACAAATCACAGGTATCCGAGGGACTATGATACACCGTCGGGCCGTTCGGGCTCATAACCCGGAGGTCCTAGGTTCGAATCCTAGCCCCGCTACCTAAAAGCCACCGACGCCCTGCGGGCTCGGTGGCTTTCATAACCCGATGGGCTATGGTTCATCCGATCCGCTTTTCTTACATGAACTGGAGGTCTACGGGTATGAAACTCTCGCGCGCTGCCGATGGTTTCCTCCTGCACAAGTCCGCAGAAGGAAAATCCCCCACCACCACCCGCGAATATCGACGACATCTCAGGCTGCTTATCGATTATCTCGGCGATCCCGACGTGGCCGCAATCAAAACCGCCGACCTGCGGGCTTTTCTCGACTACCTGCGTACCGAATATCGCCCATCACGCTTTAGCGGCGATGCACGGCCCCTCTCGGCCAAATCGCTGCGCAACATCTGGATCACCCTCCGCAGCTTCTACACGTGGGCGGCTGTCGAGCTCGAGCTGCCCGATGCGCTCGCGTCACTCCATCCGCCTCAATATCAGCTCCCCGAGATCGAAACACTTAGCGAGGTCGAGATCCGTGCCCTCCTGTCCGCCTGCACGCATACCCGCGCCGCGGACACGCGTCGCCGTCAGGAATTTCGCATGCAGCGACCGACTGCACGGCGCGATCAATCCCTCATTCGCTTCCTGCTCGATACTGGCCTGCGCGCCTCGGAGTGCGCACGTCTCAACGTTGGCGACGTGGACGTGGCCACCGGAGAGGTCACCGTGCGCCCATTCCGCGCCTCGCGCAAATCGCGGCCCCGCCACGTCTACCTGGGCCAACGCACGCAGCGTGCACTGTGGCGTTACCTGGCCGAGCGGGAGGATGGCAATGATCCGAATGCGCCGCTCTTTACGACCGGCGATGGCGATCGGCTGCAGGCTGATTCCATGCGCCACCTTCTGCGCCGACTGGGCAAACGCGCCGGGTTGGGCCGCGCAATCTATCCGCACCTTTTCCGCCACACGTTCGCCACGAGCTATATCCGCAATGGCGGCGATATTTTTTCCCTCCAACGGCTACTCGGCCACAGCGATATGGCCATGGTCCGGCGCTATGTGACCCTGATCCGCGCCGACGTTCAAAATGCGCACCGGCGGGCCTCGCCGGTCGATGTCTGGCGGCTCTGAACGCAAAGAGGCCCGATAGGAAATCTGTCGGGCCTCTTTTTGATGCGCGGCTCAGAGCGCCGTCATCGTCGTTTTGAGAATCGTCCCATCGCAATTCATCTGCAGCTCGTTGTCCGTGGTCTGGTACCCGTAATCCCCCTCATGCGGCAGGGTCGTCGTCGTGAAATCCGCCGCCTGTGCGCCGCGGTATTTTGCATATCGCATCCGCTCCAGCGCGGCCACGCGGCGCTGGAGCTTTTGGATCTCGCGCCACAACTGTTCCTCGCTCATTCCGCATACTCCAATCGCGCATCGATCGTTTCCCGGCCCGCGCGCAGCCGCAGCCGCACCGCGGCCACGATCACCTCGAACTGCGTTCCCAAATGCTCCGCCACGATCCGATCCCCGACCTCCCAATCCACGCCATATCGCGCCGCCGCCGTGTCGAGCGCGCGGGCGCGAAATTGCCGTCGCGGTTCCCCTGCGCGCAGCTCGGCCCGCGCCGCCTCGCGCACCCCGTTCGCCGTTTCCTCGCCGAGCGCCGAGGTGAATCCCTCCCGGCGGTTCCAGCTCGAGGCGTTCACGCGCGCCGCATCCTCTTGCTCCTGGAGCTCGCGATCCGCGCCCTCTCCCTGGCCGAGAGCGTAGATATAGGTCTCCTCATCACGATAGTCATAGGCGAGTGCCGCGTCGATAAGATTCCCCCGCTCCGCGGAAAACCTCAGGCCCAGACTCGTGCGATCCACGCGCGGTTCGTTGGTCCGGGTTCGAAATTCGAACGAGATCGCCGGGCCTGACAGATCCGATGGCACCACATCGAACCACACCTCATCGCCCGCCGTAGCGCTCGCGCGTTGCAGCTCGGCCAATGCACAGTATACGTTCTCATACGCCACTGTGCGCGTCAGCGTCGGGCCGTCGCTGAAATCGGCCTGCACGCTCAGCGCCGACCAGTTGCGCGCCGAGGTCGCCGATGAGACCATGTTCTCGTCCACGATCTCTTTCATGATATCGTCGGCCGCACCCGTTTTTTGGCCTTCGCTGTCCTCTTCGTTGAATGGCACGATCCGTCGCGCCAAGAACTCGCGCGGCCCAACCCCTCCGACGGTCAGATGCCGTCCGACGCGCCCGACCCGCCATTCCCAGCGCCGGATCAGATATATCCGCCATAGCGAGAGGCGCTTTCCCTCCGCCGCGCGCCAGACCTGCAACATCCGATCCAGCTTGATTTGCGAGACGTCAAACGTGGGCGGCAATGCCACCTCGCATTCTGCGATCCCATCCGTTACGCGCGTGCCATCGAACGACAAGATGTCGTTCAATAGCCGGATCCGCATCCCCGTATCGGTTGTCAGCCAGATCTCGTATCGACTCATCCGTCTACGCTCGCATATCCTTCGGTCCAGATCATGTGCGCCTCAATCGTCGGCGATCCGACCGTGTATACGAAACATGTGATCAGGTTGTCGCCTGGCTGGAGCGCGAACGATCCGAGATCGCTCCCCGTCAATACGGCCTCCGGTCGCTCGCCGAAAAATGACGAGACGATCGTCTTTTTCGCCAGATCCAGACGGATGGTCAGCCTCTCCTCATCCAGGAGATCGTATTTGAATTGCAACCCCTGGCCCGTCGTCTCGTTCCGTATCATGTAGAGCGATGCGGAGGTACCGCCACTGCGATAGATCTCGATCCGCGGGTACGCGCGCGCCGTGCCGTCGCTCGTCACCGTCGCCGATCCGGCGAAATAGGCCGTGCCCGCCTGGTCGAATCCGATCCATACGTCGTAATTCGCCTCGATCACCGGGTCGCTCGTCGACACGAGCAACGCCTTCACGACGCTCGCGCTCGGCAGGCGGATGTCCGCGCGCGCCCAGGCCGCTCCGTTCCACAGGGCCACGTTGTCCAGATCGATTGCGCCCGTCGAGTCGAAATCGCCCGCGATCCAGATATTGCCCAGGTCGTCCTCGGCCAAGGCGTAGACGATCCCTGCGCCGCCGCCAGAGAGCACGCCGCTCCCCAGCGCTTCGACCGCGCCGTTCCGATAGATCCCTACGCCGTTACAGGTCACGTACATAATATCACCCAGGTCACCACCGAAAACGACACGGCCATCACTCAATACAGCCAGCGTGTAGATAGGGCCAGTCGTTGCAGTGCCTGATGTACCGTTATATAATAGCGTTTGCCACGCACTGCCATCGTATGAGCTGAGACGTATCTTTCCTAGATAATAGCTATCACGACCGCCAGCATATAGAGTCCCGTCACGACCAAAACCAATCGCATACACTTTGTTGAAGTTCGGTGGCGCCAGGTCCGACCACGCCGATCCGGTCCATTTGTAGACCGACGTGCCCGATGCGACATAGATCGTATCGTCCCAGTAAGCGATCGAGTACACGGTTGCAGTCAATCCGCCGCCCACCGCCGAGACCGTGCTGCCATCCCACTGCGCGACATAGTCCGCGTTCGCGTCGCCGCCGGCGTTCGTGAACTCGCCGCCAAACACCACCGTACCGTCGGGCAGGACCAGAATATCGCGCACGCTCCCGTTCAGCGCCGCGATCGCCGAATACGTGCCGTTCGCCTTGTGATAGCGCACGATGTAATCCGCGTTCGCGTCGCCGTCCCAATTCTCGAACAGCCCGCCGCTGTAGACGTAGGTCGCGTCCTCGGCCAGCGCATATACAGTGATCCCCCCGCCCAGATCCGTCACCGAGCTGGGCGGTCCCAGCGGGTCCCATTGCCCGCTTGATTTCAGCCGCGCCGCAATGTACCGCAGCGTCGCGCTGTCGCTCGTGTCCAACGCTACTGCGCGCTCTCCGACCGCATACCAATGCGGATCCTCGGCCAGAAACTGGATCGCCACATCGCGCTCCAGGAAACCATCTTGCGCCCTCCGGCGCAGCTCCAGGCCGCCGCGATAGTGCGCCGCGATCTGTTTTGTCGTCGTGGCGCCGGTGTAGCGCAGCCGGACCGGCTGCGTGCCAGGCACGGCGTGCGGATGCAGGACCGCGATCAGGCTCTCGCGCTTGTCATGCAGATCGCTCATCGAGCTGCCCACGAATCGGCCTGGGATCGCGAATTGCCGCGCTCGCGCCTTGGCTCCCGCCAGCACCGCGCCCGGCAACAATGCCAGCTCCTGTACATCGAGCTCGATCGGCGGCATGCCCGTTCCGACCTGGCCCTCGGGATAGAAGCCATAGTCCTCCAGATCGTACACCCGCCCGCCCGCGCGGCTCTGAGCGCTGCGCGTCGAGGTGCTGTTGTGCTCCGCGCCGTTCCACTCGCAGCCATTCTGATCGCCATCGATGTGCGTCGTCTCGTGGTCCGCCGCCACGCAATCGGCGGCATCGATGTACACATACACCCCGACGGTCGGGGTCCCGGTCGCGCGGACCAGCAGGTAGCCGAACAGACCGCCTGCGTCTGGCGTCCCCGTCACCGAGACCCGCTGCCACTGGTCGGTCTTGGTCATGTCGGCGCGGACCGGTCCGCCGCCACTGATGCCGGTGAAACTCGCGAACGAGATCCGCACATCCATGCCGTCGAACGAACTGGGGATGTACAGCCAGACCGAGAACGTGTGCGCGGTCGCCGTCAGCGTGATCCCATAGTACGCGATGTTGGTGTGGTTCTGGTAGGTGCATTTGAGCGAATACACACCGAACTTCGATTGCTCCGAGCTGCGCGCGATTGTGTTGGTGCCATCTGCCGCCCACCCAGTCGTCCCCCGCTCAAAGCTCGGATTCTCGATCAAGTTCGTCGCCGCCTCGGGCACGATCAACTGCCAAAAACTGCTCATCCGCCCCCTCCGTAAAAGCTGCCCGCCAGATAGACGTCATCCTCCGGAATGTTGCCCATCCCGTAATTGTTGATCGTCACGTTCGTATTCACCGTGCTCTGCGGCACGTTCGACGGGCGCCCGGGCAATTCGGGTCGGGGCGCGGGCCGCGGCTGATATACGTCGCTCGGCAGGTAGCCGGTCGCCCCCTGGTACTCGACCCGCACGCGGATCACTTTTTCGCTCGGCAGCGCATCGATGGCCTGTTTGAGCAGTTCCGCCTGCAGCGTCTCCCGCTCCGTGCGCTGGATCAGCGAGGCCAGCGATTCGTCGAACTCGCCCGCCTTGACGGTCCCATCCGCAAACCGCTCGACCAGATCGAACAGCCCTTCCTGCAGCGCCAGGCTTTTTTCGTCCGCCAGGCCAAATGCGAGTTGCGTCTCCTGTACGGCTTGCGAGAACTCTGCCGTCGTGATCGTCCCCTTGTCCAGCTCCTCGCGCAGCATCGAGATCGCGGCTTCGGCAATCTGCGCGTCGCTCGCGCCTTTGAGCTGCTGCGCCAGCTCGGCCGCTGCGGTGGCCTGGTCGCGGAATATCGCCGCCAGGTCCGGCGCGGCCGTCGCCGCCGCGCTCATCGCCGCCTCCAGCCGCTCTTCCTCCTGGATCACCGCCTCCATCGACAAATCAAGCGCATCGAACCCGTCCGCGCTCTCTTCCGCCGCCGATTTCACCATCGGAAGCGCCGTCGTGTGCATGTAGCGCAGTTGCTCGTTTGCGGTTTTCGTCTCGTCGATCACCGCCAGGCGCACGGTGCTGCGGAAACGTTGCATCGCATCCTGCGCCGCCTTGACCGGCCCCTCCAGGTAGAGCGACTGCTTGAACTCTTGCATCGCGTTCGTGGTCGCGAATCCCAGCGTCCATACCTGCCGCAGGTAATCCGGCAGGAGGCGCAGCCGCTCCGTGAATTTGTCCACGTTCAGCACGTCGTCCACCATCTCGGCCGCGAATTCCGCCGTGCCCGCCTTGGCGTCCGCGAACGCCGCCTCCAATTTCCCGATCTTGGTCGTCAGTTCTTCGCTCGTGTCGCCCAATTTGCCCAGCGATTTGCGTCCCTCCTCCAGGACCGCCAGCTTGAATGCCTGGTCCAGGTCATACCCCGCTTTTTTCAACTCCTCCACACGTTCACGCACGCGCGCGCTGGACATCCCAAAGTTGTCCAACCTGGGGATGCTGCGATTGGCCAACAGCGCGCTGAAATCCGCGATCCGGTTCCCCGCCGCCTGCGTCTGATCGCCCAGCTTGATCGCGACCGCGGCCATGATCTCCATCTCGTCCGCGTTGTCGACCAGGCCCATCTGCAACATTTTCGTTGCGCCCTGCATCGCGCTCATCCGGTCGACCGTGTTGTCGCTCGCCCGGGCGAACGCATCCAGGTAGGCGCGCGCCTGATCCGTCCCTCCCGCGAACGCCTCGAACCGGTGTCGCGCCGTCTGCACCTGCGCGCCGAGCTTGACGAACTCGACCGCCGCCTGCGCGCTCTTGAGCGCCCCCATCGCGCTCACCGCCAGCCGCGCGGCTTTGACCAATCCGCCCAACTGGCTCCCGCTCTTCTTGGCGCCCTCGCCCAGGTTCTCGATCTCTTTGCCTGCCCCTTTGACCGCCTGGACGTTGCCCTTGCTGTCGACGAACACCTCCAGGGTAGCCCGTGGCATCGTCCCTCCTTCAATGCAAAAGCGAGGACGTCCATCCATCGGATGGTCCGTCCCCGCTTCCCGCCGTGCGCGTCGCGACTAGATTGTGGCCAGGAATTCGCGCGCCCTGCGCGCCATTCGGTACGCGCGATCGATCAGCGCCGCGTCGTCCCCCTCCGCGGGATGGTCCGGCGGCACCGGGCTCCAGCCGCAGAGCGTGCAGTACAGCGGTCTCAGGATCTCCAGCCAATCCATGAGCCTGCCTTTCGACAGCTCCCCGCGCACCCGCCCCTCGATCTCTTCCAGCGCTTCGTAAACCGCGCTCGCCGCCCGGAGCGCCCCTGGCGTCGCGTACGGCCCATAGATCGAGGTCAGGTACTCCCGGATCTCCGAGTTCACCTCCGGGCGCCCTTCCGGGGCGTCCTCCGGCTCCTCGTCGTCCAACCCCATCGCGTCGACGACCGAGAGATGTCTCCCCGCCTGGCCGACCTGCGCGATCTCGATCAACCGCGCTGCGATCTCCAACAACTCGTCCGCCCGATCCATGTTTCCGACTCCTTTCGGTGCTCGACAAAAGCCCGCATTGGCGCGTGCACCTGGCGGAGTCGGAAAACTCTTTACCGGGGGGTACGCCAATGCGGGCCTTTGCCCGCAAAACCTCGCTTTCGCTTTGCGGCCAGGCACAGTTCCCCCGCGCGTATTCCCTTGAGTTTTCCGACTCGATCCTCATGATATCACAACCTGGCGCGGATGTCAAGAGCGTTTCTACCGTCCTCCGGCCACGAGCGCCGCCTTTTTCATCCACAGGATCACGTCCTCCACCACCGCCGCCGGGGTTTCGCACAACTCCCGCCAGCTCCAGCCCATCCAGCGCATCACTGCCAGCGGGGCCATGCTCCCCGGCAATCTTTCCTTCCGCAGCGCGATCTCGAGCTCCTCTTCAAAACCCGGCCTGCTCCTCGGCAGACCTCCTCTCGTTCAACTCGCGGATCGCCTGATAGATGAAATCGCCGTCCTGGGCCGACAGCGCCCGGATTCGCTCCGGCGTGCAGGGTACCCGCTCCCCCTCCGCGTCGCGCAGCGTCCATTCGACGATCCCGCGCTCCATCCGCGCCGCGTGCCAGTCGGCGCGGTTCACCTGCACCCGCGCCCCGCCCTCGTCGTCCGGCACGATCTCGGTCGCCTGCTCTGAGATCACCTGTTCGTCGTACCAGGTGAACCGCCGGACCGTGACGCTCTCGCCCTCCTCCCACCACGGCGCGTGGATCGTCCGTTGCTCCTCGATGAAATGTGCCATTGACCCTCTCCTCATAGACCCTAAGGGTTTTCTCGAACCCTTAGGGTCTTTTCTTTAACCTTGGATTCTCCAGGAGGCCCGCAGAGCGACGAAACGCTCCCAATCCCCGCGATTTCCGCGGATTTCCGCCCAGGGGGCCGCCTGTGCGCGCTTTAGGTCGGGTACGTGTCCAGCAGATTGTAGCACTTGACCTGGAACATGTGCCCGCCAGTGCTGTCGTACACCGCGTTTGCCGGGACCTCGAAGGTCGTCATCCCCTCGTCCGCGCCCCACTCCGGCCAGCCCGCGTACCGCAGCGCCATGTCGATCTCGACGTACGGGGGGTTCCCCTGGCCGCTGTCCTGCTCCGTGCTTCCATACAGCGTCAACCGCGCGAACCGCGTCGTCCGGTTCTCGAACGCCGTGCGCTCCGTGTCCGCGTCGCTCCCCCAGGCATAGGTCAGCGTCAACGTCGGCGCCTTCTTCACCTCCGTCACCCGCGCGAAATAGAGGTCGCCATCCGACGTGTAGAACGGCCGCAACCCCGTGTCGAACTCGAACGAGAACGCACGCAACAATCCCGTCTTTTGCGTGTTCCCCAGGTTCGCCCACGAGCTGTCGAGATAGAACTTGGCCTTGTTGAACGGGAGGATCTGCACGCTCTGCGCCGATAGACTGCCGGTGAACGTCGTGTCCATCCGCTGTCGCCCGACCATCTCCAACCGGAATTGCACCGCCTCGTTCGGCCGCCCCTCGATCGTCCACCGCGTCGCGAAACAATACTCGGTCTCGTACGCCTGCGTATCGTCCCCGTACTCGACCGTGAACGTGTCCACCCCGTCGGCCTGGTCCGGCGTGTTCGCCGTCGTGTACGCGGGCTCGAACGTCCAGAGATACGAGTTCGGCTCGTTCTCTGCGTCCGGTTGCGTTGGCGTCACGTTCCCGCGGATCGCCATCGCGGCCTGCCATACCGCGTGCCGGGCGTTCAGGTCGCCCTCCCAATTGATCCGGACCTCCTTGCCCACCACCTCGTCGTCCGCCTGGTGGAGCGCCAGGCTGTTCCGGTCGTCCGTTGGCCAGTGGATCGTGAGCACCTCCTCCCACGTTCCCCGGCCCTTGAGCAGCTCGACCGCGGCCTCCGCCGATCCAATTGTGTCTTCCGGATTGCTGATCTGTAGCCGTCGAAATGCCTCCAATGCCATCCCTCACCTCCCGTTCTCGGACCCTAAGGGTTTCCAACACCCTTAGGGTCTTCTTTGCCGGCGATCCTACGCATACTCGCCCGAGCCGTCATAGCTCGCTTCCTCGATCACCTCCAGGGCGATGCGCTGCATGACAAAATGCGGTCCGCCCCGATCTCGATCATAGATGTATCGCAGCTCATTGCCCCGTTGGACGCTGGCCAGGATCACGCCGCTCGTCCCGTTCAACGTCGGATATGCGCCGAACAGGTCCACCACGTCCTGGCGCGTCGCCTCCAACGCCTGCTCGCTCGTCCCCCCGTCGAGGTACCGCTCGAACAACTCGACGTACACCGTCCAGCGGATCCGTTTCTGCCCCCAATCCCCCGCGTCCTCGACCTCGAACGGCCCGGGCAGCAAGACCGCGTAGGGCGCACCGCCGCTGTCCAAGACACGATAATCCCCGCGCGTCACATCCGCATCCGCGAACCGGCTCAACCCCTGCAACAGCGTCTGCGCCGCCGCCTCGATCGTCGCGTAACTCATCGTCGCTCCCGCCAGACCCTAAGGGTTTCCAAAACCCTTAGGGTCTCCCCTGGTCCTGCATCCCCGCCAGGGCGCTCCGCAGCGCGATCGCCGCGTCCGCTATCCCGTCGGTGAACGCGATCAACGCCCCGATCAGCGCGTCCACCCGCTCCCCGCCATCCCCTGGCGGCCCCGGCGCGGGCGCGCCCTCGATCCAGACGCGGCAGTCGTCCACGTAAGCGTCGTTGTGCTTGAGCGCCCACTCGGCCTGGCCCCAGACGAACAACGTCGCGCGGTCGGACATGATCGGGCAGCTCACCTCGAGGTGTTGATACTCGTCGTAGGGCTGGATCGCGTTCCCCCCGTTCGACCAGACCACGTCCTCGCTCTCCGGATCGAGGCCCCCATATGGATCGATCCCGATCCGCATCCGATACCGACCATCCGAGTGCTCGGCGTCATCCCAATTCGCCGACCAGCACTGCGCCCACGCCTCGAAATGCAGGGTCCCGCTCCTCGGCAGCTCCTCGATCCGCTGTCGGATCCCCGCGGTGTGTGTTGCAAAACTGTTGAACCACTGTTGTGCGTGCATCCCCGAGCGCACCCGTCGCGCGTCCAGCCCCGCCTGCGCGTCCTTGTATTCCGGCCGTGTCGCGCGGGGGTCCCACCATGGCTCCCATCCCTCCGCCACGTAGAGCTGCGGGATCCCATCGACGTATCGGAACCCATCCTCGAACCCGCCGTTGATCAACATGATCTCCTCCCCAGACCCTAAGGGTTTCCAAAACCCTTAGGGTCTCTATCGCTCTCAATCGTCCCAATCCACGATCACGTTCCCCATCATCTCGCGCTGGAACGTCGGCTCGATCGTTTCCCCCGCGTCGTCCTCCGTCCGGCAGGCCAGGCCGTAACTCGCGTGTCGGCTCCGCGTTGCCCCGAGTCGCTCCAGCCCGGCCGCGTTCTCGCGCACAAACTCCGCCGCCTCCTCGCGGATCGCCGCGAACGGCGATCGACCGCCCAATTCCTCGCTGCCCGGAGCATAGATTCCCGCCCGGTTCGCCGCGTGGCACAGCAGCGCTGCCTGCTCCACCACGAACTCGTCCAGCGCCAGCTTGGCATCGGCCTGCGTCACCGGCACGCCAAACCCTTCCCCCGCCAATACCACGTTCAAGATCCCGCTCACGCGGTCGATGAATTTCTCGACCTGGGTTTCTGTGGGCCGCGTGCTCGCGCCGTAGGATCCGCCCGAAGTGTATTGTGGCGTGATCGCCGCCACCTCGGCCACCGTCCCGTACGAATTCGCGCCAATCGCCATCTCATCCCTTCTTCATAGCCATCCGCAATCGTATCCACGCGTCAAGCAAATCCCCTATGATTGCGACGATGCAAAGCGCCAGTAATCCCCAGTCGTACCACGAGCATGGACCGAGATAGAGGCCGTGATCGGCCAGGACTAGGACCATCAGGAACGTTCTCACACGACCTCCAAGATATCGATCTTGGCGAAATCAAACCGTCAACCACATCCCAGGATCGCCCCAGCTTGGCGACTCCAATCCGCCCGCAAACACCAATTCCCCGCCAGAGACCGATAGATTGTTTCCGCTGCGGATGTCGGTGAACTCGTCGCGGAGGGAATATGATTCCCCTCTCACCCGCCGCCAATGACTCCGCCACCTCCGGGCCGCGTTCACCGTCAACTCTCCCTCCGGTACCAGGCGTTCAGCTCGAGTTTCTCATCGTCCCCCGCCGCGTCGTTCAGGCTCGTCCCGTTCGTGTGGTACCACACGAAAAACAGACTCTCCACGTTGTGGAACGCCACCGGCGTGTCCGTGATGTACGCCACCGCCCCCAGGTCCTCACTGATCCAGTCGCTCGACTCGACCTGGACCGCGCCCACGAGCGTCGCCCACTCGGCCGCGGTGATCCCGCTCCCGTCGTCTCCCGCCGAGTGGCCCGGGTCCGCATCGAAAATCAAGAGATACCCGGTCGGGTTCTGTACCGCGCCCGTGCCGCTCTCGCTCGCTATCAGCAGGAACGACAGGAATTCACCGCTCACCGGCTGCGTGCCCGGCAGCGTCACCTCTGCCGCCGCGCCGAACTCGTTCTGATCGACCTGCTCGTCCGCCCCCACCAGCTCGGTCACCCCGATCTCGCGGATCGGGCTAAACGGCGTCATGTACGCCATCGCTCACCTCCCTCCGCCTGCGCCTGCGGCGAGGCGCGATCGGCTCGACGATCAGCTCCGCATGCCGCTCGATCTCGGCCTGGTGCGCCGGATGCAGCGTTCCCAGGTCCAGCTCGATCGGCTCCCGCGTGAACGTCATGCCCGCTGCGACATACTCGCGCCATCGCGCCCCGTCCCGCACGCGCACGCGCACCCGTTTGCGCGCCATTTTCGCCTCCTGTCTAGCTGTTCGCCGTCTTGGCCAGCTCGATCCACTCGGCGTCCTGGTACACAAACATCACGATGTCGTACGCCCCGGCCAGCGTGATCGCGTTCCCATCGCTCGATCTCAGGTTCGTGTCCGCGATCACCGTCGCGTTAGCGTCGTCGTTGATCAGGATCAGCAACTGTCCCTCGTCGGCGCTGGCTGCGAGTGTGATCGTGACGGCGCCGCTCGTGTCGAGCGCATACACGGTGTACGTCGGCGTGATCGTGTCCCCATCGCTTACCGTCAGGTCCGTGAAACTCGGCCGGAACAGCCCGCCGATGTCCATCTCGCCGACCACGTTCAGCTCGCCGCCGTCGTACACCGATACGACTCGCGTCCCGCCATCCCGCACTTCCAGGAGCGCGCTCGCCCCGGCGCTATCGAACAGCGCCGCGGGCGTCGCCGTGCCAACGCTTGTCGGGGCAGAGACGGCGATCCCCGAAAAGTTGCTCACCTGCCCCGCCAGGCTCTGTTGCACGAACGCGCGCCCCGGCTGCGCATATCCGCCTGCCAGCGCCGCCAACGCCACGATCGTGAGCACCGTCAACCATACCGTCAGGATGCGATCCATCCTCTTCATCTCGAACCTCCATCCTCGCGTTGGGGCAAACTCGCCCCGTTCGACAGACCTGCCCTATTGAGCCAGACCTACCCCGTTGAGCCAGACCTACCCCGTTGGGCCAGACCTACCCCGTTGGGCCAGACCTACCCCGTTGGGCCAGACCTACCCCGTTGGGCCAGACCTACCCCGTTGGGCCAGACCTACCCCGTTGGGGGCCAGACCTACCCTGTTGGGCCAGACCTGCCCCGTTGGGCCAGACCTGCCCCGTTGGGGCAGACCTGCGTGTCTGCCCTGCTAGACCTACGTATTCCCCATGCAGACCAGTCGCCAGTCGCCATAGAACGGCACGTACCTGGCCACCCACTTGTAGTAGCGGATCCCACTGCCCTGGGTATGATCGTCCCAGTACACCAACTGCGGTTGCTGCCGGATCTGCAGGTTGATCGGCTTGGCCTGGAAGCGGTCCTCGACGACGAACCACGCCGTGCTGTCCATCCACCCGCCCGGGATTACCAGCTTTCGCACCAGGCCCGCGTATGGGTTGCGCTCGCGGTTCGCCGTGTCGTACGCTTCCTCGTTGTCCGTGATCTGACTTGCCACGCGCTCCAGGTCGATCGGCACGATCAGCAGGTTGTGCACGTACCCGCAGGGCTGGCCCCGACCGTCCTTGAATTTCGATGCGGCCACACGCACCGTCTCGAAATTGTCCAGGTCCAGGGTGAGGGCATACTCGTTGTCTTGCGCCGTCGTGTACTCGGCCCCCGGGTCGGTGTGCGTCGCGCAGAACAGCTCTTGCCCGTCGTATCCGTACCCGTAGGTGCTCCCATCTCCTGCGTTCAGCGCGCTCACCGCGAGATAGTCCATGTGCTGCTGGAACCGTTCCCCGGCCCGGAGTGCCCATTGTTCGACGTCGCCCACGCGGTTGTCGTTGATCGCATTGTGATAGATCCCGATCACAATGTCCCAATCCTGGTTGTAGACGATCATCGCCCGCTCTTCGCCGCCCAGCACCTGGACCTGGCCTCCCTCATGGAGCCCGCCCACCTGCTGCGCGCCGGTCCGCCCGTCCGTCCCGGTTCCCGCGGGTTGGCCGCCGTTCTGCGTCGGCCACGGCAGCGCGCCCATATCCGCGTACGTCTCGAACGCGCCGTCGCTCGGCACATCCCGGCAGAATGCGCTCCGCAGCGGCTGATACTGTTTCTGCGCGGTCAAGAACCCGACCCGCATGCTCCGTTCCAGATGTGCGACCACATCCGCTCTCGTGATCATCGTTCCTTCTCCGTTTCGTTTTCTTCCTTCCCCCTGCGAGGGAGAGGGCTAATCCGGGATCTAGGTCGCGCTATTCGTGCGCCCCGCGGCGTGGCTGATGTCCACCCACGCGTACGTCCCATCCACGTCGACCAGCGTCCCGATCCACCAATTGTTCGTCGAGGTCGTCGTCACCGTATTCCCGTCGTCCGACGTGTAAATCGCCGCGCCGATGTCGGTCACCGCCAGGCTGTTCTTTGGAAATCCCCACACGCCGTCCACCGCCACCGTGACCTTTTTCGCCCCGTCCGCCGTGTCGTCCGAGGTCACCTCGACGTTTTCCAGCGCGATGCCCCCGATCACGTCGCCCGAGACCGCGGCCACGCTCGACGTTAGCGGCGCCGCGCGGAAATACCCGTCCGTGTCGCTCACATCGCATACGACCAGCGAGCCTTTGTACACCGTGTGCTCGGTGCTGCCATCGCTGAAATTCGTGTATCCCGCCAGTGGCAGCGCGCGGGTCGTCAGCCCGCCTGCCGGGATCCGCACCGGCCTTTGTACGTTCGCCGTCAAAACCGCCATCTCAGCCCTCCTTCTTCCACTTGCTCAGGTCGTACTCGCTCAGCTCGCCCAGGCCCAGGATCGGATTGCTCAAATCTGCGACCGAGATCTGCCCGCTCTCCAGCGCCGCCACGATCTCGTCCGGCAGCGCCTTCCGGTTCTCGCCATCCCGCGCCGATCCCCGCTCCGAGAAATCCACGACCTTGGCCCCGAGCAACGCCTTCGCCTGCTCGACCAGTTCCTCCGGCAGCGCCTCCAGGAACGCCACCACATCGTCCCGCCTGGCCGACAGCCCGGCCTCGCCGTCTCCGCAGATCTGCTCCGCGAATTCGACATAGCCCTGCCGTCGTTCCAGTTTCTCGCGCAGTTCGGTTTCCACCTCCTCGCGCACCCGCTTGCGCAGCTCGGCGAGTTGGCGTTGCTGCTCGGCCAGCTCTGCCTCCACCTCCTCGCGCGCCTGCCGCTTGAGTTCGGCCAACTGCTCCTCAGTCAGCCTCCGCTCTTCGCCCATGTCCGTTTCCTCCTCGCTCGCCGGATTCTCACCGGCCTCCAATTCTGCATCGGGGATCGCCTCCCCGCCCAACACCTCCGTAAACCAGGCATAGTCCGGAACGGGCACCTCGATCGTCTTTGCGCCCGCCTCGCCCACGTTTTCGCGAAATGCTTCCAGGGCGACGCCGATCGCGTTGCTCAGGACGATCCGCTCGTCGACAGTCAGCACTCCCGCTGCGGCCATATCGTCTGCGATATTCGTGAATGCCCGGTGCAGCCTTGCCTGCAAATAATCGCCGATCTCCACTGTCCGCGATTCAGCCAATTCTTGCATCTCGCGTGCCGCGTCCGTCAACCTTTGCCACCAGGTCGCAATTCGATTCCTCAATCCCACCCGTTTTCGCATCCCGATCACTCCCTCGGCCAGCTCCACGGGTGCCAATCCCTTCACCGCGGGCCAATTCGTCAGCGAGATCGCCCGCACCAGGCGCTCCTGGAGGTCCAACGTCGCCGACACGTAGCGATAGATCCGCTGTCCGATCAGCGAGCGGCCCAGGTCGTTCCACTCGACCGTGGCCAGCAAGCGCTGCCCCTCACGCCATAGCCTCGTCACCCAGCCCACCGCCTCGCCGTGGTCGTGCTCGCGATCCACCGGGATCTCGACTCCCGCTGCGCCTTCCTCGAAATTGGCCACATACGCGTCCAGATCCTCCTCCGTCACCTCGACCTGGTTCCCGCGCATATCCATGAACTCGCCCACCCGCAGGATCTCGATCGGTTGACCCTCCGCGAACTCGGCCGCCATCAACTCGCTCATCGCCGCATCCTCCACGTTCGCATACAGCGCGCGCATGTGCGCCTCCGCCTCTTTCCGCGTCGGATGACATTTCACGACCTCGCCCGGCTCCTCTTTCGTCCCCTCGACCACGCAGAACTCGTCCTCTTGCTTTCGAATGAAATACGGCATCCCTCTCTCTCCCTAGCGGATCGCCCGTTCCCCCGCCTGCTCCAGCATCCGATCCAGCTCGCCCCGGTTTTCCTCGATGATCTGCTCCGCCGTTTTCCATCTCCCGCGGTGGGCTGCCGCCTGCATCGTCCCCAATTGCACGTATGCCGCGCCCGGGCGCGTGTTCGTCATCCGCGCCTCCAACCGATGCAACCCCACATGTCGCACCCGCGTCGTCGCCGAGCTCCACCGCTGTCCCAACAACCCGGTCCGCCGATACCGCGTCCCCGGCACTTGGGGAGGATATTCGGCCAAATCGCCGCGCAATATCGCCAGGAACTCGGTCAGCGCGTCGCTGACCCCCTGGTCCAACTTGCCCGGCACCCGCCGCAATCGGTCGATCAGCGCCCCGAGGCCCTTGATCCGCAATTTGATGTCCAGCATTGTCCGCTCCAGACCCTAAGGGTTTTCAAAACCCTTAGGGTCTTATCTCATCTCCGCCGCTACGTCATCGAACCGCCGCCCCAACCACGGCCCCTCGCTCACGATCACCCCGTGCAGCGCCCGATCCCCTTGCACTACGCCCCATGGCGTCTCCAGCGGGCGCGTGCTCACGCGCTCGTCGTTCGCCGTCATCCACACCCCGACCCATGTCCCGTCCGGCAATCGCCGCTCCACCGTCCAGCACCGGCAATTCGTCCGCGTCGGCGGCTGATAGACGTATCGCACCCCCAGTTGCGCCCCGATCTCGCGGCTCGCCGCCGAGGCCGCGCGCGTCGCCTCCGTCGCCGCGATCGCCCGCGCCCGCGATTCGCTGAATGTCGGCTCCAACATCCTGGCCAGATCCGCGACATCCCCGCCTGCCTGCAACCACCCCTTCATCGCGCGCCGCAATTGCTCCCGCGTCGTCTCTGTCAGATCGCGCACCAGATCGAACGTGTACGTGCTCACCCAATCCAGCGCTTCCGCGTTCGCATCGCTCCAATCCACATCCGGATCGCCCCTGGCGCGCGCCTCGCCCATCCCGGCCACCGCCAGCACGAGCAGCGAGAGCAACGCCGCCGCGAGCTGCCTTTCCTCCTTCGTCCAGAACTCGGCGTCGTCCGGCAGATTTGGGTTCCGCGCCGCCGCCTTGGCCACGCGCTCCGCCTGCGCCCCCAGGAAATCCGAGATCTCCTCCTCGAGCGCCTCCTCGATCTCGTCCCGCGCCTCCTCCACCGGCGACGCCAATTCTGCCATCTCCGATTCCGCGTCCCCCGTAGGGGCAAACCTATGTGTTTGCCCCTGGCGTGTCTGCCCATCGCGTGTCTGCCCCTCGCGTGTCTGCCCCTCGCCTCCCTGCTCTTCTCGAACCGTGATCGTCGGCATCCCTACCCGATGCCGCAACCACGCCTCGTCCTCCTCCGACCAGGTCAGCAACGCCTGCACTTGCTGCAGCCACGAACCCAATTGCGCCAGCGCCGGTTTCTCGACCCGCTTGTGCGCCAGCACCGGGTCCCCCGTCAGTCCTGGAAATGCCGCCGCGTTGTACGCCATCAAACGCCGCACACCGAACCGGTTGATCACTGCCGACATGCGGTCCAACAGCCCGTCGACCGCCATCAAGAACAACTGGCTCTTGTCGCTCCCCAGCGCCCAGCTCCCTGTCTGTCCTGTGCCCAGGTCCAGGAAATCCGCCAGCAACGTCTGCATGATCAGCCGCCGCTCGTATTTGATCTGCTCCAGCAGGCTCGCCGCCCCCGCGTTCGACGCGCTCTCCAGCCGAAATTTCACGCTGCTCGGCACGCTGACGTATTGTTTCTCGTCCACCGTCAGCGCCTGTCCCACGCTCTGCACCTGCGCCACGTCGTCATCGTCCGGCCGCTCCTCGAACTCGAACACCGGCAGCCCGACGAACGTCCGTTGCCACCCGATCCCCGAGATGATGTGCAGGTTCTTGAGGAAATACCACGGCTCGTAGATGCTCTCCGCGAGCGCCCAACCCTCCGGGCTCGTCCCATCGCGCTGCCCGCGGTAATGCAACGATTTCTCGATCGGGATCGCGATTTCGACATAGTTCGGCGCTGGGCGCTGCACCATGGCGCGCACGCCCCCCGCCTCGTCGAACTCCCATCGGTCGAACGCGCTCTGTCGCCTCTCCGCCCACTTGCGCCACCCGATCAGCCCATCGTCGTATGCGCTCGCATGACGACCCCTCGGCCCTTGCCGTCGCTTGTAACAGATCTCTTGCCAGCTCCACCCGAACCATACGCAGCTCAGCGCGTCCTCGATCGCGTCCTCGATCGTCAGGCTCATGTCCCGAATGCACGTCTCCATGAACTCTGCCGCGCGCTTGTCCGCGTCCGTCCGTTCCCCGCCGACCTCGAAATACCAGCTCGCCGTGCGGGCCAGCAGGATCAGCGCGTTCAGTATAGCCCGCACCGTCGGATCGCGTCGCCGCATCTCGTCGTACGTCGCGTACGCCTCCGGCCAGCGCAGTTGCGACGTATACGCCTCGCTCACCTGGCCCGCGAACGCCCTCAGGCCCGTCTCGCCTCGTTCGCTCAGATCCGGCCTCAACCTGGCCATCTATCCTCTCCCGCCATCGCAAACGGCTCCCGCGCCCGCTCCCCAAACGGATCCCATCGGCTGGGCGCGCTCGGCGCCTGCGGGATTTCGCTCATCCGCACCAACCCCGCCGGGAGCATTTGCACCGCCCCGCTTACCGCGTCCACCTGGTCGTCGTGTGCCCCGCGTGGGAATGCCAGGCATTCGGCGATGAATGTGTCGTTCCACGGACCGCGCAGCATCCGCACCAGCCCGTCCTCGATCCGGCTCGCCCACACGTTCGCCCGGACCTCCTTGTTCCCCACCCGTTGCGGATCCACCCCGCGCAGCGCCAGCCCCTGCAGATCGGGATCGCGCTGCAGCTCCTGGAAATACCCCCCTTGCTGCCCGCTCACCTCGATCCCCTGCTCCACCTCGGCTCCGTCCGCCAGCATCACCCGCTTCATCCGCGGCCGGGCGTCCGCCCACGGCCCCGGCATCCTGGCCATGTCGGCGATGTACAGCCTGCCGTCGCTCCCGCGTCCCACGCGCGCCCCCGCGATGAAATCCGCGCGCTCCCGGCCGCTGACGGCGAGGTCCCAGTACCGCGCCCAACGCACCTGGATCCGTTCCGGCAGCGCATCCACGATCTCGATCAGATGCGCCTTGATCACCGCACCCTCTTTGCGTCGCGGCCGCTGCTGATACAGCGCATCCCATTCGTACCCGCCCACGTTCGCGCGGATCCGCGCCAATGTCTCCCGATCGTATTTCTCCGGCCATAGCGCCTCGCCTGGCCTCCGCCCCAGCGGGTCCACCCCCATCCAGAACCCGCTCCGCAGCGCCTCGATCACCTCGCTCGGCTCCACCTGCGCCGCCCATTCCTCCGCCACGCCCGGCAGGCAGAGTACCGTCCACTGGTCCGCGCCCTCCTCCTCGACCATTCGTCGCAGCAATCGCCCCGCCAGATCGTCCTCGTGCCAGCGCTGGTGCATCAACACCACCGCCGCGCCCTCCTCGAGCCGCGTGTAAAACGTGCTCCGATACCAGTCGTCCGTCCGATCGCGCACTGCCTGGCTCTCCGCGTCGTTTCGGTCACGAAACGGATCATCGATGATCCCGAGGTGCGCCCCCCGACCAATGATCGCGCCTCCCACGCCCGCCGCCACCATCCCGCCCCGGTGGTGCGCGAGATCCCAGGCGTTCGCCGCCCGGCTATCGTCCGCGATCCGCACCGGGCGCTCTGCCGCGCTCTTGTCCCCCCACAGCGCCCGAAATGGCATGTCCTGCACGATATTTCTCACCTGCCGCGAGAACCCCGTCGCCAGATCTCCCGTGCACGAGCTCAGGATCACCCGGGCCCAGGGATTCCGGCCCAGGAACCACGCCGGAAACCGCACCGACACCAGTTCCGATTTTCCGTGGCGGGGCGGCATGAATACCATCAACCGCCCGATCCCCTCGCGCCCGCCGGTGGAGACGTACCGTTCCACCTCCTCGAGGTACGAGGCCAACAGTCGGTGTACCGCCGCCGCCCGATACTGCCGGAACGCGTACTGCGCGAACTCGATCAATCGCCGCTTGGCCAACTCGCGGCGCGCACGCTCCTGCCTGGCCAGCTCCCGGCTACTCGCCATCCGGACCCCCGGCCAATGCCTGCAGCTCCTCGTCCGACAGCGCCGCCACGTCCTCCGGCGTCTCCACGTCGCGCCGGATCGTCAGCCCGATCCGCGGGTCATAGTCCCCCAGCATCTCCAGCGCCAATTTGCGGTCCGCGTGCGCTCGCGGGTTTGGGTTGCTCGCCGCCTCGATCAGCGCCCGGTAGATTTCCGGCCGGTGTTTCGCCAATGCCGAGGCCGCCAGTTTCGCGATCTCGGCCTCCATCGCCGGGTTCTGTTTCCACTTTGAGATCTGCCGGTCGCTTGTCAGTCCCAGGACCTGCGTCGCCAGCTCCTCCTGCGTCCGTGGCGTGCGTTTATCCCCCGGCAGCGCGGCCCATAGCATGTACACCGCCTGCCGCCACGGCCACCCCTCGCCGATCAGCCGCCAGTAATCCTCCATCCACGGCGCATAGCCCTCCTCCGCCTCGAAAATGCGCCGTGCCTCGGCCGCCCGCCGCGCCGCCTCCGCCTGCGGGTCCTCCACCGGCTCCATCCCCGGAAATGTCACCTGCTCCCTCATCTCATTCCCCAGTCCACCGCCCCCGGCGTCGGATCGGACGGGGCGGGTCGCTGTGGAGAGGATCCAGCATCGCCGTCCGACCCGACGCCCGAGGCGTCGGTCATTCGCGCTCGATCTCTTCGGGATCCAGGCCGTTCTGGAGCGCCCAGCGGTATAGCCGCTCGTACCGGTCCTGCGCTGCCCGCAACTCTATGTCCATCCGCGCCAACGATCGCCGCAACGCCGCGTTTTCCCGGCCCAACCGCGAGATCTCTGATCTCAGCTCCTCGTTTTCCTGCTTCAACGTCTCGCATTGCGCGCGCATCGCCGCGATCTCATCGCGCAATGCGCCCTCGTCCGTTACCAACCGCTCGTACTCGGCGCGCAGATTCTCGATCACCGTCTGGAGCGCCTCCAGATCCGCCCTCCGCGCGCCTGTGCGCGCCTCCCGCCACGCCGCCCGGGCCGATAGGATCCCCCCGATCCCGCCCAGACCTCCCAGTGCCGCGATGATGGCCAAAATGATCTCGCCCGGGCTCACCTTAACGCTCGCCTCCTCTGCGCGTCGCCTCGGCCAATCGCCTCTGCACCTCGCGCAATTTGCGTTCCTCCCGCACGCGCTTGTCGTACACATGCGCCGCCTGGCTCCCCATCCACGCCACGAACCCTAGCGCCAGCGCTCGCCAGTATGGTTCCAGCGTCGCCCACGTCTCGCTTGGCACGAATTGCAGCGCCGCTGCCGCGGCCATCGGCAACGCGATGTGGATCCCCAGCACGATCCACTTTTTCGCCTCTGAGTCGAGCCGCTGGAACGGCTTCACATGCTCCAGCAGGAACGCCACGATTACGCCCGCCAGACCGCCGCCCGCCACCCGCGTCAAAAACTCGACCAGCGTCGGAACCTCGCCCATCTCTGCCTCCTTTCCCGTTCCATCCCCATCCATCGTAGGGGCAGACCTACGTGTCTGCCCCTTATATGTCTATCCCCCTAACGCTCGCCCATCTCTGCCTCCTCTCCCGTTCCATCCCCATCCATCGTAGGGGCAGACCTACGTGTCTGCCCCTTATATGTCTATCCCCCTAACGCGTCTGCCCTTCCCAAACACAAAGAGCGCCGCTCCTCTCGGAACGGCGCTCTCACCCGAGCCACGCCTACAAGCCCCCGACCTCCCCGGCGAGGTCGAGAGCCTTGCTCGCGCGCCCCTCCATCTTCCAGGAGGGGCATTTTCTTTGTCAACTGCCCGATTCGGGCAAAGAAAATCTCAAATCGAATGGACCGCCAGCGTCCCGCTGGCCCGCTACGGCTTGAACTGCAGCTCGATCACCACCGGTTTCTCCAGGTTGTCCTGCGCCACGTGCACGATCACCCGCCCCGTCCGCACCTGGTTGATCAACTCCCGCCGCGAGCGCAACTCAGCCACAATGCGCTCCGTCAGCTCCCTCTCCCGTGCTCTCACCGCAGTCGTCGACATCCAACCTCCGTCCACCGGGTTCTCTTCGTGTCCAATATACCATAACCCGCCGTCCACTGTCAACCGCCCACTCCCCCGCCGCCGTGCCCATCGTGCGTGCGTGCCCCCGAACCCTACTCAGGGCACGTCGTGCACGCCCGGCAGGGCAGGGCAGTGCTCTGACAGGTTTCCCAAGCCTCTCAGGTCTTCCCCTTCCCCCTCCACACCTCCACCCACCACCCATTCTCCCGCGCCACCCGCCGCGTCCGCACGTCCCATTCTCGCCGCGTCGCCCACTGATACAGCGCTCTCTGTGCCCGCGTCGCCTCTCTCCGCTCCGCATACCAAAACCACAAACGCGCATCCGGCCGCAACTCCATCTCCAGGCGCGCATACTCCGCCTCATACCGAGGTTCTCTTTGCTTCTTGGCCAGCATCTGGCGATACATGCATCGCGGATCGTTTTCATCGCACTCCGGCAGTGCACAATGCAGACATTGTTGCTCCGCGAGCGAGAGCTCCCGGATCAATTGCACCTCGGCCATGCTTACCTCGCCTCCACCACCCGCCGCATCACCGCCCGACCCGCTGCCAACAACTCGATTCCCTGCTGCGGGTGCCTCCCATCCCGCCAGATCGCCCATCCGCGATCCAGCATCTGATCGCGGATCCCTTCCCATTCGCCCCCGAGTCCGAACCGTTTCGCCGTCCGTTCCGAGAACGATTGCCCGTTCGCCACCGCGCGCGCGAACTGGATCATCTCCCGGCTGTCCGGCAAAAACGCGATCTGCTCCCGCGTCCCTCTCCCATCGATCCGCTCCTCCAGGACCACGCGGATCACCCGCTCCGTCTCCTCTGGTTCGAGCGCCTGCGTCAGCGCCCGGATCCGCTCCTGCGCCTGCGCGTATGTCTCCGCGCTGAACGCCGGATCCTGCGCCGCGCTCGCCGCGGGCCAGTTCGGCGACAACTGCTGTGGGACGAATACGCCGGAGAGGAGGTGTAAACCATGCACGATCACCATGATCAGCCATATTGCGACCGGGATCCACAATCCCCAACGCACGATCGTCCACGTCCGACATGCTCCTTGCCAGATAACGCGCCAGAATCCATTCCCCCGACCGCTCGCAGAGATCGTTGCCAGTACCATGATCAATAGACAGATCAGACCATACCCCGCACCGGCAATGATTGCCTCCACTGCTATCGAATGCGTGAACCGCAGCCACGGGATCCGGATTCGCTGCTCGATCCCGACGTATTCTATCTCCCGTTCGCCCGGTTGTGCGCCGAATGGCCCATTGCCCATCGTTACCTCTCCCCGCAAATCCGCTCCAGGAGCCTCCCAGAGCCCGAACACCGTCTCGCGACCATAGATACCCTCACCCTTGTAGCTAGGCTATCCCATCGGCCTGCCCCCTAGGCTGTCCCATCCGCTGCCCCATCTTGCCCATAGGTTGCCCTATCGGTCGTCCCATCCGCTCCCCTAGCCCCTCCGCAGAGCGGCCCGCAGAGCCGCGCTCCGCAAAATCCGCGACCTCTCTCGTCCGCTGCGCCTTTGCGAAACTGTTCCAAACCATGCCCCTGCCTTGCCAGGCCAATCTCTACCCTGCCCTCGCTCGACTACACTCTTCAATGCACCACTTACGCTATTCTTTTCCTTCCGCGTCATAACATTGCCTCCGCTACACCAAACGTATCCGCTCCACGCTCTCACTCCACGCTCTCGCGTCACATTGCCAGACCAAACACTACCCGACCTTGCCCCAACTACGCATCACAGAACAATCCTATTCCGACGCCGCGCCAAACCAAACACCACTCAACCCTGCCCCAACTACGCATCACAAAACAATTCTATTCCGACGCCGTGCCAAACACTGCGCTACGGTGCTCCAACTCGACCTGGCGTGCCAAGCCCTGCTATGCTCCACCTCGCCCTCGCCACATATTGTCTATCCTTGCCCTGCGTCGCCCTCACATTTCACGGCGTAGGATCGCTCTGCTTTGACTCCATATAACTGCGCCTTCTCCCGCCAAATTCTGCGGATCGCTGCTTCGCCTTCACCTCGTATTGCTACTCGCGACCACGCCATTACATTACCACACTTAGCTCAGCACCGGCCCAACAATGCGAAACATCATAGCCACGTCTTACCACTCCTCTTCATTGCTCAGCGCCGCCTTGCGTGACCCCGCCTTGGCCCAACAATACGTAACGTTACATGACAAGGCCCGCACGATATCAAGCCACGCCTTACCATTCCTTTTCATTGCTCAGCCCATCGCAACTTTGCCCCTACGCCTCCCACTCCAGCGCCAATCCCTCCCCCGCCCGATGCCAGAACTCCACCTCCCCCTCCGGCCGCTCGAATCGCCCCGCCTCCAGGTCCGCCATCATGTGCGCGAATGCCGCCACCATCACGTCCGCAGGCCGCACCCGCCATCTCCGTGCCAGCTCCCGTACCGCATCCGCCCACTCAGCGCCGGGAAAACTCACGCTGATCGTCCGCTCCGCCCGTCCCCGTTCGTGCGGCGTCCGATGCCTCCTCGATGCCCTGCCATTTCCTTCCGGACCGCCGCCGTCCCGGCGGCCCATCGGACCGTTAGCATCCCGCTGACCAGGCTCCCGCAACGCCAGCACCGTCGGCGCCTCGAACGGCTCCAGATCCACCGCCTCCTCCAATCGTCTTCTCCCTCGGACCGCCGTCGTCCCGGCAGCATGCTCATAATCCATCGTACACCCTCCACACCAGCCGCGCGTACTCTCGCGCCGCGCGGCTCCCCGGCGCATACTCCCAGATCGTCCGTCCCTGCGCCGCTGCCTGCTCCAGCACCGTCGCCACGTGCACCGGCTCTAGCACCAGATCCGCCCCAAACGTCCTCCGCAGGTCGGCGAGCGCCAATTTGCTCTCCCGCGTCCGCTCGTCGTAAAACGTCGGCAACAACCCGAGCACCGCGCCCCGCCACCCATGCCGCCGCACGCGCCCCAGCGTCCGTACCATCTCCGCCGCGCCCAGCCCCGCCATGTATGACGTCTGCACCGGGATCACCACCAGGTCCGCCGCAAACGCGCCCGGCTCCTGCAACCCACCGATCCCCGGCGATGTGTCCAATACCACCGCGTCATATCCCATCTGCGCCCAAGTCCGCCGCCATCCCGCCAGCATCCCCACCTCGTATTCCCCCCTCTGCTGCATCGCGATCACGGCCCATTGCGTCCGCTTGTCCCCCGGCAGCAAGGCCAACCCGGTTCGCGTCATCGCCGCTAACGCGTCGGCCATCCGTTCCTCGCCCGCCAGGACCCCATACACCCCCGGCTCTGTCGGCATCCCAAGCATCGCTGCGCAATGCCCCTGCGGATCCAGATCCACCAACAGCACCTGCGCTCCCTTCAACGCCAACCCGTGCGCCAGCGTCACCGCCGTCGTCGTCTTCCCCGTCCCCCCCTTCTGATTCGCGATCGTGATCACCCTCATCGTGTCCTCTCCTTTCCCCGCCTATGGCCACATACCATTCCATCCACCACGCCAGTGGCGGCCCTTGCGCGGTTGTCGAAGCAGTGCGAGACATTTGGTCGAATCGGAATGCCTCAAACATCTCAACTGAGCCGTAGGTCATTCTATTCATTAGCGCCTCTGCTCGTACTGCCTCTTGACCCACAGGAAGCGGGTCATTTTGCTCCTCCTTCCCTACCTATTCTAGCCCGGCGGGCAGGACATCTTTTGCGATCTCTGCGTGAACCGTATGCTTGCGAATGTGCAATCGAATGCTCTTGGCAATGACACGGGCCAGCGCTATGGGCACCGCGTTGCCAATCAGTCTACCGACAGTAGAGATGTGATAGTTCACTGTTGGATCGAAGAATTCGTAGTCTTTCGGGAAGGTCTGCAACAAAGCGGCTTCTCGCAACGAGATGGCGCGATCTTGCTCGGGGTGTCCAAAACGACCATTCCCAAAACCGTAGCATTGCGTCGTGATGGTCGGCGACGGTTCGTCCCACGTCATCCGCCCATAGACGCTCTTGTACCACCTGCCGTTCCTCTTGGTATGACAGGTAGCGCGTAGTGCGTCGTCCCAATCCAGCCAAGTGCCCCCCGGCACTGAAGCTCTGATGCGTCTCAGATTCAGCTCGGACAAGCGACTTGCTCGGTGTAAAGGATCGTCTGGGTGGGTTTCGCCCGCTTCGATCGGTGGAAGGTCTCCTATGGCTTCACGTACGGTGCGATATCGCCTTGGTATGTGGGATTTCCTGAGAAGTTCGACCCTTCCCCACCTGGATGCGAACAAGATCAGTCGAGTTCGTCGTTGGGGGACACCATAGTCGGGTGCATATACTCTAGGATAAGAAGAAACCTCGTACCCACTATGCTCCAAAGCCTCACAGAAGTCTCGATAGACGCGACCACTCTTGTACGTCGAGAGGCGAGGAACATTCTCCATCGCAACGATGTCTGGTCGCGTGGTCTTGATGAGATCGGCGAAGACGTACAGTAGATCCCAGTCTTCGTGCTCACCTGCCTTGCGGGTGTACGACGAGAACGGTTGACAAGGGGCACAACCGACGAGGATCTTTACGTGTCCCTCTGGATAGAACTGTAGAACGTCAACAGGGTCGAGATCCTCCACTCTCGCTTGTACGAATCGGGCATTGGGATTGTTCTTCTCGAAAGGGTACTTGCAGGCTGGATCCGCATCGATGCCTGCTGCCACGTGGAAGCCCTCCAAGACGAAGCCGTGTGTCAGACCACCAGCTCCGCAAAAGACATCTACTACGGTGCAGTTGTTGGCTTGTTTAACCATTCACTATCCTTTTGCGTCCCATCAGTGCCCCTCGCGCTGTCGTTTGTGCCACAGAAACCGCACCATATCCAGCTCTGGCACGTCTGCATTTTGACGCGGCTCCGCATCGCCTGTCGCTGGCCTGCTCCTCGCGCTGCGTGTCAATCGTGCATTTTGCACTGGTGCAATTTGTGGCTCTGGTTGGTCGTTGAGGCCAAAAGCCAGGCCCACCGCGTTCAGCGCCTGCAAATACCCCTCCCGGTATACGCCCAGCAGCTTTTGCACCGAGACATTCTGCAGCTCCGGATCGCGCATCAGTTCAGCGATCAGCGCTGCAGCTCCCTCGCTCGCGATGTACACGGAACGCAGGACATTGCGGATGTCGTCCCGAAAATAGATATCAAGAGCCATTGTCAATCACCTCGCCGTGGGCAGCGCGGGACAGCCTACCCACGCTGAAAGTCCTCCCAGATGCTACTAGACTCTCCTTCACGATAGATGTCTATGTCATAGACGCATTCAATGCAGAACGGTTTCTTTGCAAACGCGCACGGCGCACAAGTTCTAGCACAAAAATGAGTCACTGGGTCCTCATTCGCCCCATAGGTCGAGCGGAGGACGTTGCGGATGTCCTCTCGGAAATAGACATCAAGCGCCATCGTACCCTCCTCACCAATATTCGCGCAGCACGGCCGTGAACGGGCAGGTCGTGACATTGCAATCCGCCGACGAATTCTCCGGATTCCCGCAGTTCAACGTATCGGGTGCCCGGTGTGGGCACGCCAACATCGCGCACCGCAATGACTCGGCGAACGTGCAGATCGTCGCCGTGCGAAACGCTCGCATCGTGATCGACTCTTCAACTCTCTTCATTTATCCTCTCCTTCCCCGGCCATTCCCGAAAGAAATACAATCCCCGGCCCTGCCACTCGATCCGCCACACGATCCGCTCATCGTCTGGATCGACGCCGAGGTTCGCAGGTCCTCCGCGCTGAGCACGAAATAGACGCCGCGCGGAATGCTGGAGGCGCGGCGGTAGTAGCGGTCGACGGCAGCCTCGACGGCCCACTCTACCGGTTGGCCGCGAACGTTCGTCCAGCCATAGAACCCGTTCCCACCGGTGACGATCTCGCGCACCGTCGATCCCCACCACCGACGACGCGGGTCCTCGATCGCGCGCATCCGGTCGTAACGATTCATGACCACGTCACCGATCGCCATCGCCGCGGCATTGCGGTGCGGTCCCATCAAGCCTGCGCCCTCGCCCTGGATCGCGAGGGCGAGATAGAAAATCGATATCCAATCAGCGGCTATCAACATCGGACCTCCTTCGTTTTAGCTCGAACCACAGATCGGGCAGGATGCCCGCGTCGAACCATTCTCGGTGATAGCGATAGAGCCAATCCAGCCAGTCCTCGTCGTCCCAATCCGCCCGGATATGCTGCATCATCGGTGACGACAGAATGTGCCGCACCTCCGCCTCGGCCTCGCAGCGCATGCATCTCCAGCGAAATGGCCCGCCGAACAACGTGCGGGGCGCGTTGCCCAGCGTAGCGGATGGCAGCGGCTCGACGGGCGCACCGCATTCCTGGCAAAACGGCACGAGATTCCACTCGCGCAACCGCTCCCATGGCGGCGGGATCCTGCCGTATAGCCGCGGGGGTACTGGATAGCGCCGCTCCATCTCCTCGTACCAGCGCCACACCCATTCGCGCCGCTGCCACTCCTCGCGTGTGATCGGTCCATTATACGTCGTCATATCCTGGATTCCGAGCTCATTGTAACAGCGCTGGCAAATCCGGAATCGCCGGAATCGCAGGAGATAGTTGACGTCCCGACCACACCGCTGGCAGCGATACAGGCCGGATATGAGCACGAACTGCTCTACGCGAGAGCTGGCGGCGGGAGTCGAACCCACAATCATCCACTTCCCTATCGCTCGACCGACATGGCGTGAACGTGATCCATACCGAACTGCGCCTCGACACGGTTCAGCAGATACTCGACCCATTCACGATCGTGTCTCATGCTATCCCAATGCGCCAGCCAGGACATGGTGCCCGTGATCACGGCCAGCGTCAGATCGTGCGCCGAATATGGCCCCAACTCCATCGCCTCCGGCCCGAGCGCGGACAGAAATGCCGCCAGATATCCCTTCGCGCGCACGCTCCCCTCGGCCAACTGCGTCAACGCATTGTGCGCGATCCCCAATGCCTCCAATTCCCGGCTCGTCCGATTCACCGTGCATAGCGCCACCACGAATATCCCGATCAGCGCGCCGATCACCATCCCCAGTCCCAGCATCCCCCAACAGTACACCGGATTCATCGCAATCGCTCCTTCTGCCACACGTGTTCCAGCTTTGGGCTGATCGCCTGCGCGATCCGCCGCTTCTGATCCCGATCCCGCGCGAAAAACTCCCGACTGTTTCCCTCATGCTCTTCGCACAACGAGATCGTCATCATCTTCATCCGCCGCCTTCCAGTTTCCAGGTCGTACACCTCCACCTGGATCCCCACCACGAATTTCGCCTCCAACCCACACGCATCGCATCTCCGCATCTCACTGCCTCCTCTTCGCCCAATCCTACCTATGCATAACTGCGAGCCACAGTGCTCGGCTCCGCCACTGCCATTGCTCTTCGAAACAACACATAACCTTGCCATTGCATCATCCCATCCATCTCCAGCACTACGGCACATCGCCATTCCCCGCCTACGCGACACTACGCGCGACTTGCGCAACTCCGCCTTTGCCTCTCAATACCTGTCCCCGCTATGCTCTATCGCCCCATCGCCCTCGCCTTGCCTTTCCGCATAACACATTACCCGGCCCTCACTATGCGCGACCTAGCCACGCACAGCCTCGCTTCTCAGCTCGATTCGCGACCCAGCGCCGCGCTACCTCCACCGTCTCCATGCGTTTCCGCACTATGCCCTACCGCCACATCGCCGTCACTTCTCGCGACCCAGCGCCGCGCTACCTCCATCCTACCTTTGCGTTTCCGCACTCTGCCCTACCGCCATATTGCCTTCGCTTCTCGCAACCAAACACCGCGATGCCATCGCATCTCCCATCCCCGCTATGCTCTACCGCCGCATCACCATTGCTCCTCGCGACCCAGCGCCGCGCTGCCCACGCTCCACTATGCTATGCACTACCATCGCCAGACTGCCCTCGCATCTCCCGTCCCAGCGCCACGTTGCCCTTGCTCTACTATTCCTTGCACTACCATCGCCACGCCATCCGGTAGGGGCAGACCTGCGTGTCTGCCCGACCTGCGTGTCTGCCCGACCTGCGTGTCTGCCC